CATATCGGCGACAATTTCTTGAAGCATCCACGTATGGGTATATAAACATATGTTTTTGTAACCCCGTACTTGTTTTTGTAACCCGATTAGTGTAAAAAATGCACTAAATTGCTAAAAAAAACCTAAATGGTTACAAAAACACAAAAAAACTACAAACGCACAAATCGACGAACATATTATAAGAGAAGGGGGTATCTCGTACCATGAACAAAACGTATTACCGTCACAAAACATCAAAGCACTGTAAGCCATGCAAGAAAACCAAGAGGGGCATCATTGTCAATGATTGCTTCATGTGTGTTGATTGTGCAACCGAAGCAGGTTACACAGTCATCAAGAGAAGCAACGCCAACAAGACCTCATTCACATCAAAAACAGGACAGAAAGCACGAAAGAAGCAATTAAGCGACATCAACGCCATGCACCAAGCAAACCAAGCCCGAAGGGTCAAGGCTATCAAGAGAGCAAAGAAGACCGCAGAGAGGCGTAGAATAGCACTTATGAAGGACATGATACGCACTGACGGCCTCGCCAATCATTTCTGCATGAGTGGAGTCTGTCGAAGTTGTAAGGGTCGCGTTCCTGTCGCTCAAGCCGCGTATGTGGATAAGGGTGCTTTTGTAACCCCGAACAAACCTCCGACCGTAATATGTGGGGGGTGCGCTGAATGATTGATTTTGTAACCCTTGCCAATCAAATAAAAGAAGCAATAAAAGTTATTTATCCAGAGGAGGCTCATCAAAAATGGGCTTTTGAAGAGATGCCTGTGAGTCTACTTCTTGAATACTTAGAAGAGGAAAGTTGATTTTGTAACCGTCTTTGTAACCTATCTCTGTGCGTTTTTGTAACCCGCTCTCTCTGAGTCTCTCTGTGTTTTTGTAACCGTTTTTGTAACCCGTACAATTTTGTTTTTGTAACCAGAGGCGCGTAGCGCGGACCCCGATACCACTTGAGATGGAGGTATATAATCATATGTTTTTGTAACCTAGTTACGAAAGTTATATATACTGACACTCCCTCCCATCAAATAGGAGGAAGAAGCAAGAACAGACCACTTGCGTAGATGTTGTAATTGAAAGGAGGATAGCACCGAGTAAAGCAGATTCGTAAGCAGAGCAGTCATAACAAGTTTTTGTAACCAAGTCCTACACCCCCCCGTAACCAATAAGACCTAACTACTTGCTTTTGTAACCGGCTGCTATACCAACGACGGCGAAGTCACTGGGCTACGGGATAAGGGGGGTGTGTAAAACTTTTTTTGTAACCCGGTTTTTGTAACCGGGTTATTTTTTTTGTAACCCAATTGTTTTTGTAACCCAATCTCTCTCTTTGTTTTTGTAACCCAAGACGCGAAGCGTAAAAAATGTTTTTGTAACCGAGGACGCAAAGCGTAAATGTTTTTGTAACCCGCAACATATTCAACACATTTATATACTGACACCCTATCCGACAAATATGGATGTGAAAACCATGAAGAAAGAACGGGAAACACTTATTGATAAAATAAATGTGATTGATTGCACTTTGGACACTATTAGAGATGCTATGAACACCTTAGAAGACTGTAAAATTATATGTCCAAAAATGGATATGGATAAGCCACAAAACAACTACGAAGAAGCATTTGTACATCTTTGGCACGCTTTTCTAAGATTAAGCGAATGAGGTTTTTGTAACCCACTCAACCAGTCCTCCCAAACCCCATCGGTTTTTGTAACCCTTGGGGGGCGGGCATTTTTTTTGTAACCAAATTGTTTTTGTAACCGGGGTCCCCCTGTCTGTACCCCTCTCTCTCTTTGACTCTCTCTCTCTTAACGTGTATATGTTTTTGTAACCGTTTTTGTAACCCGTTTGTTTTTGTAACCTGTCCGGTACATTTGCCGGTATCAGATGAGATGCGGGTATATAGTCTTTGTTTTTGTAACCCAAAACCGTTATACTCGCGCGGACTAACTAAGGGGGAGAAAAATCAAGGGTTCAATTATTGGGTCCGGTGGGTCCGATAAATGGCCCCGAAACTGAAAAAAAAGGTTGATTTTGTAACCAAGTTGATATACCGGCAGCCTCCCGGAAGGGGTCATGGCAAAGCCATTGAACACAGAAACGAACGGGGCACAAGGGACCAGCGTATTGATTATGCTGCTCGCTTGGTTTATCGATACGCTACCTAAAACGGCAGCGGTTGGATTATTGAACGTACTAAACATCAATCAAGATAAGAACACCGATGTTTATGAAGAACTGACTAAGGTTCTATATTTGGAATTCATGACCAAAGGAGCGAACCCAAAACCTAACGGGTTCAAAGGTATCAAGACAGGCACTAACCGATTCAATATTACCGATATTGATTTTGATGTGACCCATGCCTTGAATTCATTACCTTTCGTTAAGGTGATGCGTCGCCCTATGGTTCGTGTTTCAGGATATGTAACAGGTCGCTCAAAGCAGGTCGAAACCGAGACACGCAGGGAGAAAAACGGGGCAGGACTTCAAGACGGTTTGCGCCACTTTTGCGCTAACTGTGGTTGGCTTCCTCACTTGGGATTCAATGCCGAGGGTGTCCGTATTTGTTGCGGTTCCCCTGCTCAACTATTGACCCGTGAGGTAGCCGTCACAGATAGATTTGAGCCTTCAATCCGCATTCCTTGGATTATCGGAGGTTCATTCATTGATTGGGTTGCTAACACCAAAACGCTAGGCGGTGACCCTGTCGGTGTAGTAAGTCGAATTGTCAATAATGGGCTAAAGTGGAACCATGAAGATTTGATGCTATGTACTAACCGAAGGCATCACAGTCATGGATTCGACAAGACCGGAAGAGATGCACAGAAGCGCATCAAGACCCTTCTATGTCGCATTCCAATCTTGAACGATTTCGGCGAATTGGTTCCAATGTGGGTCAATCTACCGGCTATCGAGGGCGATATATTTCACCCAACCGCTAGGGTATATCATGGCCTCAGTACAGCAGAATTGAACCGCATTCGTGATTATAACATCCTGTTAAGAAACCACACTCATTTGATGATGGCATTGAATGACAAAACCAAGAGCATCAAGGTTTCACAATTAACCGACGCACCGGAAGCAGTTCAAAACCACTTGAAACGCTACCCTCAAGCCAAGAACATCAACCTCAATTCAGTGGCTAGAGTAGAAGAAAGGAGAAGGAGCAAGGCGATTGAAGCCATATCTTGAGGGCTTCGGCCCTCCCCTTTCGGGGGTCAGTCTAGCGGTTTTCGCTAGATTGGCCCCCACTTTTTTTATTTTGGATTGCATCAACCAAAATGTACACCATGACAAACAATCGAAACACCCCTAAAATTAGCGTATATATTCACGTATAGGGCCAATATATACCAAAGAGACCCCAACCTACTACCCCCCTCTTTAAATCGCGAATATGGGCCTTATTTTACAATGTTAAGTATTGACTGCCAAAAATTAACAAATATACTCGCCGGGCCTTAGCCTAGCACCTCTCAAAATTTTTTACAAAATTTTTGAAAAGCAACTATCTATACCTGCGTCTTACTACTCCGCCGATACCTAGTTGACCCTTACGAGGAATACCTCTACTCTTACTTCCACCAATCCATTCGCCGCCCGACAAACTGCCCATCGCGACCGCCACATCTCCGCGAGGAATCTGTAACTGGTCTACCGCGTGTGCAAACGCCATCGCCGCGTCGTTGTGCTTGCCCAAGTCTACTATGTTGCCCTCACGCCACGCATGAGTCTCTAACTCTTGGAATAGAATATTTACTGTGCGTCTTGTCTCGTCGTTACCGTATGGGAATACAATCTTCTCGCGCTCAAACCAAACCCGCAACCTATTCATCAAACCTTGCTTCAACACGCGATTACTAACGCGACTTTTGCGATAATCTATCGTAGCACCCTTTTGTGCCAGCAAACTTTCGTACAACTGCTGAAAACCTACATCTTCTGCTGCTAACGGTGCGTTGCCATATCTTTTTACCATGTCAATCAAAATGTCAGCCTGTCTATCCGGCGGAAAGTCGTTACGTCGCCACATATTTACAAAGTGTACAAAGCCATCAGAATCTTGACGCACCACTACAATCACTGAATAGTCTTTGCCCAAACCGTGTGCAGGGTCAAAACCTATAACATAACGAGAGTCATGTATCTTTTCTACCTCAAGCAAACCATCCATGTTCAAGTTCTTGCGTATGAGCATACGTGGGTACACGGCTGCCTCATCATCAACAACACGACATAGATACTCCTGTACAAAAGATAACTCGCCCATAGCCTGTTTCTGCTCTAACAAAAACTCAATGGGTCGGTACTCAGGCCATAACTCTTGTGCTGGATTACTCTCCGGGTCTTCTTTCCACTCATCCCAATTTTTGATAGCAGACCATGTGCCGGATTTCCATGCGTCATTTTCCAACATCTCGGTATGGTAAAGGTCATTCATGCTCATAGGAGTGCCGACCACATAAATGCTAGTACCCGGACTCAACATCGGTGTGATTTTCTTACGAAACCAATCACGGGTAACACCGGGGTTCAAATCACCCATGTCATCTAGCACGTCATCAAATGCAACTGCCGCAGGGTGTTCACCACGAATAGCAGACCCTACGCTGGTAGCACGAATCCATGCGCCGTTAGTAAAGCGTAGTTCTAATTTGTTACCTCTACGTGGGTCAAGATACCTACTAAGTTCGGGGTGTCGTTTCATATCCTCTCGTATTTCTTCAAGACGGCGTATAGCCAAGTCCTTACTAGCAGAAAACAACCAGATTGTAAACGGTTTGTTTCGCCACTTTTCAAAAAGACATTGATGTAGTAACTTTACACGGAGAGTAGTAGATTTACTATGGTCTCTTGGTGCGATGACACAAACCCGGTGAACTTGCGCTCCTTCTCTTTCGCTGTACATATCCATCCATTCGCCAATGTGGTCGCCCCATGTGTAGCCCAACCACTTATAGAAATATTCAATATCGCCCTTACTACGAGCCATAGCAAAAGCAGAATTGCGAGCCACACCGAATCACCTATCTAGGCCCAAGAGCCTTTTCTCCACAGTAAGGACATATGCGTTTTAGTGCCTTGGCGCGTATCATTCTATCTGCCGCCCAACCACAGGAACGACATACAACTGCTTCCCATTCCATTAGTATCTACCTCCTAACTGAAATCTAACACAATCTTTGATACATTCAAAGCAAACAACCTTTCCATCAATCCACATTACTTCACGAAAGTAAATACTACACAGACAACATTGGAATTGTTGAAACTCATCCATTTCGTACCACCCTCATATATCCGCAGTATATTCTTTTACCTTCTTTGTAAACTATACATTTAGTATCGCAAAGCACCTTTTCTCTTCCGCAACTATTACAGCGGCGTAATTTAGGTGTTTTACTCTTCATGTTCCATCACCGGAGCATACAAACTCCCAACTAACCCTTGTTCGCAATCAATAATGTGAGCGCACAAACCCGGACGAGAACGATAGCCGTGTCGTGCATGATACCTGTCTGAACCTGCTAGGCTAGGCAACTGTACTACAAACGCACCATTACTTTCAGTCAGAGACCTGTGGTGCAGATGTCCGTGAAACCATACGTGATTTTCACAAAGACCCCACTCTTTACGTTG